CTGCCTCCTATGGAGAACAGTCAGAATACAGCCACGCTGAGCGAGCATGCGCAAGCAGCATTGACAGCCAAGCAGTATCCGCGTGGAAACACCGTGTTCCATACGATGGGCGACTACCTGGACATCGTATCATCCGACCAGAACCTGTCAACGTTTCGCAAAGGCAATGCGGCGTACATGACCGAGATCGGCAATATCGGTTCTGGCCTAGCCACGCCTGCTCCTGATCTTATCTATGCATTGCCCACTCCAATAGGAACTGTAGCGTCGGGACTGCCGGCCGGAACTACGCAGAGTATCATAGGCACTCCTCGCCAAACTCCGCAAGGAATCATATTCACGGTGCTGCTAGACCCACGTCTCAAGGTGACACTGCCAGTGCAAGTAGTGCAGTTGGCCGGCAACCTGCTCATAACGCAACAAGTAATTCAAGTAGGTCAGTTCCAGAACCCGCTCAACACGCTGCAGTTCGTCGTACAAGTAAGGCATGTCGGCGACTCACGTGGAAACGACTGGTACACGGAAGTAACCGGCTGCAGTACCACGTTCGCCTCCAACCTGCTGGATGGCCTGCTGTCGGCCACATCGCCAACCTAGGAGTCGCATGTCAAGCACGCCCAACACGCCCGGTCTTACACTGGCACAGGTAACGGCCTCAGACACCAGTCAGTGGAAGCTGATTGTCAAGCAAGCCTTGGCCAAGGCGCGCGTTGCCACACCGGCGTTCCTAACAGAAGACATCAACGGCAGCGCGCAGACCGTAACCGTGCAGATAGCCATACAGGAGCGAGTGCGCTACAACGGGCAGCAGCAGTGGTGGGACGTGCCGCCCATCATCAACGTGCCAATCCTATTGCCGCGCGGAGGAGGATTTAGCGTGACATTGCCCTTGAAGAAGGGCGACCAGGGGATGCTGATATTCTGCGACACTTGCTTCGACAATTGGTGGCTGCACGGTCAGCAGAACGCCCCTCCGGCTCAGAATCCAAAGCCGGTGTCGTGGCCTATACCATCCGGCACGCAGCGCCAGCTTGAAGTCCGCAGGCACCATGTGCACGACTGCGGGTTCTTTCCAGGCATGTGGAGCCAGAACAACCTGCTTTCAGACTACTCCACCGACTCACTGCAGATTCGGTCAGACGACGGTAATACTATCATCGACGTGGCAGAAGCAGGAGTCACCATCAGTGGAGCGTCTGTAACAGCTAAGAACGATGGTATGGCATTGGCGCTAGTAAACGATACCTTCTACCAGTGGTTCGTTACCAATATCATGCCATATCTAGCTACACTGTCGCCGCCTTATACTGGTCCTGCCGTGCCTACAGGCTCAGAGACCACCATTTTGAAGGGACAGTAGTTCATGGCCAACGTAGCCCCTACGATGCAGTACCTGCTGCTGGACGCAGGATACGACCCTATATTTGACCCCAACGCCAATCTTACAGATACGTCTGCAGTAGCACAGGCCATCAAGACCCGTTTGAATCTGTTCCTTGGAGAGTGGTGGGAGAACCTGAATATCGGGCTACCAGTGTTCCAAGCCATACTTGGGCAACTCGGAACACCGCAAGGGCTGGCCGCCATGGAGCTGGCCATACGCCAGAACATCGAGGGCGGACCATATGTAACCGGCACCAACAACGTGCAGGTGACGTTCACGAATGGTCGACTAGGCATAACGGCCAACACCACCACGCAATTTGGTCCGGTTGCCATAAATACAGCACCAGCCTTGAGCGAATCAAGTCTAGACGCGTAAAGCAGCAAGGAGAATCATGAGCACACCCGCCTATGCTCCACCGTCCGTAACGGCGAGCGGACTCACCGTTCCCTCGTACCCGTCGATCCTTGCCGACAACCTGCAAGCGTTCTTGAACATATATGGCATCAATCAGTATGTTGGCCCAGACTCGGCCATCTACCAGCTGTTGAGCATCATCTCCCTGAAGCAATCCGACACCATGCAGGCTGCACAGTTGGCGTACAACCAGTCATCGCCACAAACGGCCGTGGGAGCTGGCCTAGATAGGCAAGTGAAGATGAACGGGCTGGCGCGCGAGGCGTTCACATTCTCTACCGTACTGCTGAATCTAGTTGGCACAGGATTGTCGACTATTACGAACGGATTCGCACAGGATCAGAATGGTAACCTGTGGGCACTTCCTTCGACGGTTACATTTCCTCTCAGCGGGATAATCAGCGTAACGGCGACTTGCACCACTCCAGGAGCTATTGCCGCCGAGCCGGGGCAGGTCAACGTCATCAACACGCCGACGTCTGGTTGGAGTACTGTCACCAATCCAACAGCAGCGACTGTGGGCGACGTAGTGGAGTCCGACTCCAGTCTGCGTGCGCGTCAAGCGGTGTCAGTGGCGCTGCCATCTCTAACTCCTGTGGCATCCACCATAGCTGCCATTTTAGCCGCACCCGGAGTCATTCGCGTTGCTCCGGGTTACCCCACGCCAGGTGGCCCAGGGTCTTCTATCGAGAATCCGACGGGAGCCGTGGACAGTTGGGGCAACCCGCCCCACTCCATCTCAATGGTCGTGCAATGCACCAACGTACTAAGTGTGGCCACGGCGATCTACCAGAAAAAGACGATCGGTTGCTTCACCAACGGTACCACGACGAATCCAGTGATTGATCCAAATACTGGCGTGACCGAGGACATCAGCTTCTTTTTGCCAACGGTGTATCCCATATTCGTGCTCACCACGTTGACTGGCTACGGTACTACGCCTAACAGTGCCGTGCTAAGTGCGGTGCAGGCTGCGTTGGTAACGTACCTAAACGAACTGGCCATTGGCGAGACTGTGTCCATCGGAGCTATTTATTTCGAGATCATGAACGTGAACACCAACCTGATCGCGCCGAACTTCGGAACAGTATCTGTACAACTTGGTGTAACAACGGCTTCTACCACGGGCACGTATGGCCTTGCCGCATCGTCTATGGTAGTGGCCTCAGCTACTGGCATCATAGCCGGTCAACTGGTCTCTGGTCCCGGCATCGCGCCTGGAACATTGACTGGAACCCCGTCAGGCACTACCATACCGTTGACAATTCCAACTACAGCTGCCAGTACCGGAGGCGCGGTTTCGTTCTCCACGCTCGGCGTCGTCGACATCGTTATGCCAAACTTCTACTATGCCGCTGAGGGTATCGCCGGCAACATAGGAGTGGTCACGGTATGAGTAGCAACCCGTACTACGGCACGCAAGGTTATGGCACCGGAGGCTACGGCAATGAGCCGCTGGAAACACTGCCCATCGGATACTATATAGGGCTGCTGACGAGCCAGTACGCCAATTCCAAGAAGCTGAACGCGTTGCTCTACGTTCTGCTGAAGAAATTCGATGACGCCAGCCAGTGCCTGGTTCAAATGGACACGTCGCTCGACCTGGACAGCGCCATTGGCGCGCAACTGGACATGCTAGGAGCCACGGTCGGCGCATTCCGCACGGTGAACTTCCAGCCAAGCGGCGGAGTCAGCCCAATCCTGGACGACGCCACATTTCGCATCTACATCAAGGCGAAGATCGCGACCAACCAGTGGGATGGTACGATTGTCAGCCTGTACCCAATCTGGAAGCAACTATTTCCTGGCGGTACAATCGTGGTCATCGACAATCAGAATATGACTGTGGATCTCACCCTTACAGGATCATTCACATCTATACTGCAGGATCTAATCGTGCACGGCTACATCGTACCGCGTCCCGAGGGCGTGCTCTATACGTACCTGTTCGGTGTCTTGCCCTTCTTCGGATTTGGCAGCTCGCCGGGATTCATATCTGGATTCGACACGGGACACTGGGCCGGCTAACCGCGGGCAAGGAGCTACATGGCAACCACCAATCTTCTGCAGTGGAATCCCACCGCAGCGAATCAAGAGAATGATGCGGCCTACTTGGCCGACTCACAGCGCGCGGGAGGAGCGACGGACCCCTCCCTGTTCCTTTCGCCGCTAGCGAACAAGGTGTTCTACCAGATGTCCACGTATCTGACTGCCCTGTTCACGGCGTTCGCTGCCAAGGGCTTCACTACGTCGGACTCCAATCTGTCTACGCTTACCGCCCAGTGCGCCAACTTCCTGACGTCGGCGGACTTCAGGGCCAATTTGCAGCTGGTGACGTACGCGCCAAATGTAACGTTCGACATGTCGCAGTCGCTGGGATTCGAAGTAAGACTCACCGGTAATGCGGATATAACGATAATCAATCAGCAAGTTGGCGATTTACTGACTGTGGTACTATCTCAGGATGCCACGGGCGGGAGAACAGTCACGTGGTCCGGCGATGTAATTGGCGCAGGCGCTCTGGATACGTCGCCGAACGCGGAGTGCATATTGCTGTTCAAGGTCGACGTCAACAGCAATCTGGTTCCAGCCGCGCCCGTGCTATCCGATATTAACGGTATAGTAGGCACCGCCATAGGTGCCGCCGCGCCGTCGACCGGAGCGTTCACCACGCTGACGTTGGCCGCACCGGGTGCGGCTGGCCAGGTGCTGACGAACGTCGGTGGGTTCTTTGTGCCGCAATCGCCAGGTTTTTCACGCGTAACAAACTCAAACGGTAGTTACAGAATCTCTCCTGATGGAACCATAGAAGTGTGGGGTAGCATCAACGTCCCATCCACCGGCAACCAGTTTGCGAATGCTGCTATTGTCTTTCCACACGGTTTTACAGCAGTGCCAGGACTGCAGGTAACCGTACAAGGCTTGCCAAGTCCTAGCGCACACGCCAACGATATAGCTTCCGCCAGCGCGGTGTCAGTAACCACCACCGGAGCACAAGTATTCCTACAATGCTCCGTTCCTACAGGTGGTGGTGGTGCAAACTTCGACCAGGCAGTCACACTGGCGTTCTACGCGATAGGAAACTAAATCATGGCCAGTGAGACGACGACTCCGAATATAGGACTGCAAATTCCGGCGTACAACCAGCCGAACTGGCAGGTTCCTACAAACTACAATTGGAACCTGCTGGATCTGATGCTTGGCGGCATCATACCGATGCCCGCCTTGGCCGACTTCATCATCACGAATCTGGGCGAACAGATTGCCGCCAACGCCGTCACGGAGACCCCCGTGGGGGTCATACCTGGAAACTCTTACACATGCAGCCAGGTGCCTAACTTCATATTCGGATTCTACTGGAACGGCATCCTACAACGCGACGGTATTGATTTTACGCTCTCCGGAGCCGTTATCACGATGACCAACAATGCAACTGCTACTGGAGACAATGTTTATGTCAAGTACATCTAAGCGTGCGCTGCTTTGCTTTCTGCTCTTCTTTTGCGCCGCTTTCGCCGTCTCCGCGCAGACTGTGATAAACCCCGCGTCGCAAATTCGGTGGCCGGCAATCACAGGCACGGTGGATCCGGTGTCGCCATTGTGGACGTGCACCTCGGTCAACTATGGGCAACCGTACACCAACACTGTAAGCAACACGTTATTCGTGTGCTCTTCCGCCGGATGGGTGAATACGGCTGGCGCTGGAACGGCCATTAGCGTCAATGGCTCAGGCCCGCTGTCGTCACCCGTGAACTTCGCCAACTCGAGCGGCAATGGGGCGATCAACGTCACCAACCCTTCGGGAATCAATGTACTAGAGACTCTGGCGAACCCCTTCTCTCTCATCAACGGGGTCAATTGCCCCCTGGGTAGTGCCGGATGCGCCATACCTCCCTTCTGCGCTGGCCCAACCTGCGCTAATCTCGACCAGAATAACCCCGGATTCAGCGTCGGCGCAGCTCTTACTACGACTGCCTCAATCACCTCGACATCCCTTGTCATTCCAGTAGCGTCCACCGCAGGATGGCCGTCTACGGGATGTGGATGGACGAACGGAGCGGTGGAGTTTATATGCTGGGATTCGACAACCCCCACGTCGCTTGTATTGAATCAGCTAAGCCTTCGTCGCGGAGGTAACGCATACGCGGCTGTGTCTCATCCGATCAACACCAATATTATCGGAGCCGTCTACACACAGGCATCTAGTCCCACGACCCAGCAGAATTTTCAGGTGGCCTCGTCGGGTCAAGGTGGCTTGTTCAATGGAATCAATCCGGGCGTAACATTCCAGACGTCATTCGGCGGCACGGTTTACATGCCCGACCTGCTCGCAGCAGAGGGGGGGATATACGCTCCGAATGGAATCGCGTTCCAGCCGGGTGGAGGAAACTTCGTTAATAGCAAGTCGAGCGCTACGTCGCAGTTCGTCACCTGCACGCCCGTAGGAACGCCCAGTGGGCTGTTCTGTAACGATGAGGGGAACTGGGTTGCGGCGGGTGGCGGATTCTCTTTGACGGCGGGATTTCTCCCCTATGCTGTAACATCTTCTACGCTCGGTGACTCGCCCATCGACAACGGAATCACCAACCCAGGCGATGTGACCATATCCCTACCCCTGACCGTGGGTCCCCAAGACAATACTAATCAACCATCTCTCTATGTTTACGAAGAGAACTTTGGATCAGGCGGAGAACTTTCTCCGATGTTAGGAGTGCAAGGTGCCGCAGGAGTCCCGTTCAGGATAGAGGGAAGCTTGGCGACAAATAGCGCGTGGACGGATGTGGTAAATGGGATTTACATGGGTCCACTTGACGACGAATCCGAAAGCTCTTTCCCAACTGGTAGTATCTGTTCATCGCAGGCTCAAGTCGGCGGGGGGAATCCTTTTGCTTGCGAAACATTTCTGACCAATACGATCACATTCAACACCGCAGCGGTTAGTGGTGCGCCCGGCGGCTCCGTTACTTTTCAGAACGCCGGATCTACAATCACCACGATTGTACCTACCGGCCTAGAACTCAACTACCTAACCCCCAGCACCAGCCCGCTCTGCTATCCCGCAGGCTCTCCTGCGGTGGTAACTAACGTTGGCTGCACGGGCGGTGGACTCTCCGGCCTCACCACGGGATTCTTTCCGATTGCAACGTCATCCACGACTGTGGGCAATTCCCTGCTCGACTACAACGTTACAAATCCAGGCTACTTCACGTTTGGAGCGCCGATTCTCGCGGCTACGGGTAGCGAGGTAAACGGATCGCTAATCTGCACGGCGGCGAACGCGGTATGTCCAGCGACCGCAGGAATAACGTCCGTCATCGGCCCTGTCACGACCGTTACCGGCCCTTCAATCTCCATCGTTGGAGCCGGGGTAACGCAGACGGGAAGCACCTTCACCATCGGTGGGGGAGGCTCGGGCTGCGCTATCGGAACTTGCGTGAACAACGCCGGAACCAGCAATCAGTTCGTCACGCAGTCAACTGGCACGTCCTACGGATTCACCGAAACCAACACGACGCCGAGCAACAGCTTCCAATTCGATCAGACGGCGTTCGACAGCTTCAGCCCCGGTCACAATAGCGGTCAGAGTTTCAACGGCAACAGCGACTGGTCGGTGTTTTCGGTTCACCCGGGTTCATTCGAGTCCGCAACTGCTGGCATCAGTCAGTATGAGGGCTGTCTCTTCGCGCACACCTCCGAGGGCGACACCCACTGCAGCTACGACTACATGTCCGCGGTCATAAACTTGGTGAACGCTAATGACGAGGGCGGCTGCTGGAAGTGCGTCCACATCAAGCAAGTGGGCGAACTATTCGGTCCCGTGGTATCTGCCACCTCGGGGGCCAATAGTACTACGCTGCTCGTGGTTACCGGGCCATCGCAGGCGGGCGACTGGAGTGAAATGCCCGCTAATTCCAACCAGTTTCCGGTTGGGCTGTTTATGGTCAATCAGACCACCGGGGTCTCGGGGCCATATACGGTAAGCGTCTACACGCCCAACGT